CTCATTGATGCGATCTCAGGAGTGACCGCTACGGATGACACTACCCACGTAACGGTAACCACAGATACGGCCGGGACGTTGGTAGATTACTCTGGCTTTGATGAGCCGGACAACTTCACTTTCCAAGATATGACCACGGACCCTGGCATTGCCACGGACCTAGCAGCTATCGAGGGAGTGGACCCAGACGGATGGTACTGTTTGCTCCTGGACTCGCAAGGGGAAGCAGAGATCTCAGCTGCCGCAGCTTGGATCGAAGCCAGGAAAAAGATCTTCGTCTGTAACAACATGGATCATGGCATCATTGATGTAGCCGTTACGGATGACGTGGCTTCCGATCTCCAGAGCAACAGCTACGCTAGGACTGCCCTTATCTATTGTATGGCCAATCTGCTGAACTTCTCAGCGGCCGGATGGGCAGGGCAACGATTGCCTAGCGACCCAGGCAGCTCCACTTGGGCTTACAAGACCCTGGCAGGGGTTACGGTAGACACTAAGCTAACCGGAGCCCATCTCTCCTCTATCGAGGGTAAAAACGCTAACCACTACACTTCCGTGGCTAGCGTAGCCGTTACCCGCTACGGCACTACTGCGGCCGGGGAATTCATTGACGTTACCCGGTTCATTGATTGGCTAGACGCTAGGATCAAGGAACGGATCTTTGGCATCCTCATCAATAACGAAAAGATCCCCTACACGGATGCAGGAGTGGACCTCATGCGAGGGGCTATCCTGGCACAGCTGCGGCAGGGTATCGACGCAGGAGGGCTAGCAGCTGACCCAGCCCCAACGGTAACGGCCCCACTTGTGGCAGACATTGATGCTGCCGATAAGGCTAACCGTATTCTGCCGGATATCGAATTCCAAGCAACGCTAGCAGGGGCTATTCATAAGCTAGTCATCTCTGGGACGCTTAGCGTCTAAGGAAGGACCAAGACAATGGCTTTCAAGGTATACGACGCTAACGAGGTAACGATCAACTTCGCAGGGCTGGACATTGATTCCGGTTACGCGGATGGGGAGTTTTGCCGTATCGAGCAAGAGTCTGAGGACTTCGTAGATAAGGCAGGCACAGACGGAGAGGTTACCCGGGCTAAGACCAATGACCGGAGGACCACGATTACGATCCTCCTTATGCAGTCATCGGACGGTAACGCCAAGCTCTCCTCCCTGAACAACCTTGATCGGTTGGCTGGTAATGGGGCTGGGGTCGCACCTATCCTAGTCCGGGACCGTCAAGGGACCTCAATCTTTGCTGCGGCTGAGGCTTGGATCTCCAAGCCTCCGGATGTGTCATACGACAGAGAGCCTACGGCTAGAGAGTGGACGCTACGGGCTGCCAGTCCGGAGCGATTCGACGGGGGTAACTAGCCTCCGTTTAAACGAGCAACTCTGATAGGGGAACCACCAATGGGAATTGAGGTTAAGAGTAGGGTTATTGGAGAGCACACCTATAGGGTGGAGCAATTCGGGGCCAAGAAGGGCGGACGTATATTGGTGCGCCTAGCTAAGATGCTAGGTGCATCAATAGGGGGAGCCATAGAGTCTGGGGATAAGGTAGACGCGACGGTTATTGGCAAGACCCTAACCAGTCTCACAGACCAGATCACAGAGGAAGACTATGACTATCTCTGTGATAACTTCGCAGCTAAGACTCGCGTTACTGGTGGACAGTACGGATCGAATGAGCCCAAACTAGCGGACTTTTTCGATAGCCACTTTGCGGGCAACTATCTTGAGCTTGGAGAGTGGTTGGCCTTTTGCTTGGAGGCTAACTACGGCAGTTTTTTAGCCGTGATAGGAGAGGAAGCCAAAGCCCTAGCAGGGGTAAGGCAACCTCCCCAGGATTCGGACGGAGAGGAAAAGCTAAGCAATGCTCCGTCCGAATCCCCAGCCACGTAGACTGGGCGATCCATAGGGTCGCTAGCTCCAAGCACTACAGCTCTTCACTTCTTGAGATTGAGGAGCGCTGGACCCTAGATGATCTGTACGATGCTCACGACGTATTGGACGCGCTAGCAGAGCTAGAAGCCAAGTCGCGGGGCTAAGGTGGAGCAATGGCACTAAGAGAGATCCTAGCCCGTTTCGCTTTCAAGGTAGACCCGTCAGGGCTCAAGAAGGCAGACAAGGGTATTGCTGGGGTAGTGGGGAAGCTGCAAGGCTTGGGTGTAGCTCTTGGTGCAGGAGTAGTTGCTAGCGGTATTAAGAACTTTATTACTGATATGGTAGATGCTGGGGACGCGATTGGGAAGACCTCCACCCAGCTAGGACTCTCAGCAGAGCAACTCCAAGCCTGGCAAGCTGCGGCAGGCTTCGCAGGAGTAGAGGGAGAGAAGTTTAACCAGTCAATGAGGGTGCTTCAAAAGAACACCCTTCTAGCAGATCAAGGGTCCAAGCAAGCGTCCGACGCTTTCGATATGCTTGGGGTCAGCATTAAGGATGCTAGCGGCAACCTTAAGACTGGCGATCAACTCATGAGGGAGGTAGGCCTAGCCCTTAATGGGTTGGAGAATTCCACAGAGAAGGTAGCGATAGCTCAGCAACTCATGGGGAGGAGTGGAGCTGCGTTGCTGCCCTTGTTCAAGGATGGGGAGGCAGGACTAGACGCAACCCTTAGGGCCCTGGATAGGTTTGGGGGAGGGCTCTCTAAGGATCTCATTCCGCTAGCGGAGGCAGCTCAGGATCGTTTCGCAGAATGGGAGATCGCTACCACGTCCCTTAAGAGCAGGGTAATGGTTGCTCTGCTGCCCATGCTTAACTCCCTTGTTCTCTCCCTCTCTAAGGCCGGAGCTGCCGTTAGCAAGTTCTTGGGCAAGGGGGAGGCAATGAAGGCGATCCTTATCGTCCTGGGAGGAGTGCTAGCTAAGCTGGCTATTGGTAAGTTTGGTATGTCCCTCCTTAAGCTAGGGAGGGCCGCAGCTCTGCCACTGCTAAAGATCGCTCTGCTAGTCCTGCTAGTGGAGGACTTGATCGTATTGTTCAAGGGAGGGGATTCCCTTATTGGCCGGTTCCTAGACAAGCTCTTTGGAGCAGGGTCATCTGGGGCAGTTGTTAAGGCCATCACAGATATTACCTCAGCTGTAAAAAAGGGGGACTGGGGTAAGGTAATGAAAAAGTCCGCCGATGCACTAGACGCATTGGGTAAGTCTATCGTTACCTTTTTCTCCGGTGAGAGTACCGGACCCATCGCAGAGTTTTTCTCCCAAGTGGGGGCAATGATCGTTGCTTTCGTGGTGGAGGATATTCCGGAGGCCTTTTCTCAACTCGGTTTCGTGATGGTTAGTGCCATTGTGGACGGGGTTAAGGCCATAGTAGGAACGGCAGGAGATTGGCTAGCGGCTGCGGTAGCTCTAGCGGAGGCTTTCATAGACGGGCTAGTCCAGGGGATTAAGGACGGAGCTGCCGCAGTAGTGGGCGCGGTTAAGGGGGTTGCGAAGGACGCAATCAATAGCGCTAAGAAGGCTCTTAAGATTGGCAGCCCATCCAAGAAAGCAGAGGATGAGGTAGGCGTCCCATTCCTGCAAGGAGCCTTTCCTATTAAGGAGGCTATGAGCAGAGCTAAGCAGTTTGCTGGTACAGTCTCTCAGGCCGTGCCTACGGGCCTTGGAGGGGGAGGGGGAGTAGCTACCGCGGCCGGACGTGGGGCAGGCTTAGGAGGGGGCAGAGGGGGCCCTGTGGCCATATTCAAGAGTGAGGTCCACCTAACCGTTAACGGAGGCTCCGCTAGTGACCCACAGATCCAGAAGTTGCGGCAGGGTGTTAGGAGTGAGCTGCGGGACAATCGCAGAGCTACGCTAGCTGCGCTAGAGCAAGCTGTGGAGGTAGGCTAATGGCTGTCTTCCTGTTACCCCAGGATGGTTCCGATAGAGTTGTCACCTTTGACGCTATCGAGGCAGAGAACCATGAGAGTGTCTCGGAGATCTCAGATCATCCGGTAGAGACTGGGATCAATGTGACGGATCACGTTAGGCCCCTACCGGATACCTTCTCCTTTACGGGATTCATTAGCAATACCCCAACCAAGTTTAACCCCCATACAGGGAGGGGAGAAACCCGATCCGTTAAGCTGGCCACAGTGGAATACTTCCCCACTCCGGAGCAACTGCTAACCAGTCCTGGGGGAGCGTTGCGGTTTGGGGGCAAGGCCCTAGCGGATACCTTATTCCCTTCTGAGTGGAGCGCTACGGTTCTGTCCTTCCCAGACTTCTTTGACGCGGTAAGGGAAACCTACGAAACGTTGCTAGAGCTACGCAATAACGCGATCCCTATCCGGTTACTCACAACGGTTAGGGAGTATGAGGATCTGGTAGTGGTTCGCTTCGCTATGCCTCGCATCATCGGGCAAGCGGAAGGCGCATCCTTTAACATTGACCTTAGGGAGTTACGAATTGTAGAGACAGGGGTAGTAGTAGCTCCTCCCGTCCCCACCATTCCTACTGGAGTCCCTCTCAAAGCCAAGGGTAACCAGACCCCCAAGTCCCCGGATGAGGCTGCCGCAGAATCCACAGAGAAGGCCAAGAGCATAGCGGCCAGCATTGTTGATAGTGGCCTACCGTTCTAGAGGATCTAATGCCTGTATTAGTCCGAGTGTTCACAGAGGAGCCTCTCTATACCCAACGGGTTAGGTTGGAGGGTAAGGACTATGTGTTTAAACTGGATTGGTCCTTACGGGAGGAGCGCTACTATCTCTCTATCTTTGACTTGGACGATACCCCGATCAAGGTGGGTATTAAGGTAGTCCCTAACTGGCCATTGCTCCGGAGGCATCGGACGGCCTTACTCCCTCCCGGGGAGTTGTTTGCTTTCGACCTTGCAGAGACAGAGGCCCCAGAGCCTCCAACGCTGGAGGACTTCGGGACTAGGGTAGAGCTTTACTACTTCGCTTCCGATGAGGAAGGCTCGGAGGCTTTCGTTAGCTAATGGCTGTTCTGTTTAAACGTTCGGCTAGGGTGGTCGTTTCGACTATCGAGCTAACCACGGATGCCCCAGAGGGATCACTAGACGTAGCGTTTAACGTAGCCAAGAGCCTTAAGCCAGAACCCAATACCGCAGAGATCCAGATCTGGAATCTGAACGCAGACCACCGATCCCAACTAGAGGAAGCGGAGCAAGTCCCGGTCAGCATAGAGGCAGGCTATGAGGGAGAGACGGCCCGGCTATTCCTGGGGAACCTTAGGACAGCCATTAGCGTAAGGGAGGGCCCAGACATTGTTACCACGTTGCAGAGTGGGGACGGAGAGAAGGAAGTAAAGACCAAGCGGATCAATACCTCAGTCAACCCAGGCACGGCTAATGATGCAGTGCTAAAGCAGGTCATTAAGTCTCTAGGGGTTGGCTTAGGTAACACCGATGAGATCGTTAATGGGCTCTCATTCAAAAGCGTAGGCCAGCTGTGGCCCTCTGGGACGGTTCTTAGTGGATCGGCTGCCCGGAATATGACCCAGCTAGCGGAGAGCTTTGGACTAGAGTGGAGTATCCAGGACGGAGCGATCCAGCTGTTGCAGAAGGGGACGGCCCTAGCTCAATTGGACGTAGCCATTACTCCTAACACGGGCCTTATCGGTTCCCCCTCTGTGGACAACGAAGGGATCTTGTCCTGCCAAACGTTGCTGATACCGGAGATCTTCCCCGGCCGTACCATTACCCTAGAGAGTGAGAGGCTCTCCGGTAGGTACCGGGTAGAGCAATGCGTTTATACGGGTAACACCGGAGGCGCAGACTGGTACATTGACCTAGAGGCTAAGGCGATAGGATGACGGAGCCAACCCTAGCAGAGATCATTAGGTCAGCCTTAGACGCTAGGCTGCTAGATGTGAACGTGTCTTGTGTGGCACGAGTTGAGAAGTTTACCCCCGGCCCTCCCGGCCCTCCTGTGGTGGATGCTATGCCAGTCATCCGTAGAGCCCTCCTGGACACAGAGGGGACGATTACCCATGAGGAGCTGCCTGTGATCCCTAACATCCCTGTTATCTACCCTAGGGGCTCTGGGGATGTGTACGCCATTACGTGGCCCTTAGCGAAGGGAGATCACGTAATGCTCCTGTTTAGCTCTCAGGCCTTCTCACAGTGGAGAGAGACGGGGGACATATCGGACCCTGGGGATCTGAGGTTGCACTCTCTGGGTAACCCAGTAGCTATCCCAGGCATAGGGGCTAAGGATACCATTCTACCTCTGGACTCTTCCGCTATGGTGGTCAAGGCCCCAGAGGTCAAGGTGGGGGCAGCCGCTACGGAATTCGTGGTGCTAGCAGACAAGCTAGTTACGGCTTTCAATTCACATACTCATCCGACGGCAGGGGCCGGGCCTCCTTCTACTCCCTCTACCCCGATCACGTCTGGGAACATTGCTGCAACCAAGCTCAAGTCTGAGTAGGACGTTTAAACCATGACAATGCGATTCAACCCTAACACGTCTCTTCCCTCTGGGGATTATGGCCTCCGTTACCTATTCGCTTGGCTGGACTTTATGCGGACTGCTTCCCCAGGAGGTCCGGGCTGGACCGTGTCCAGATCCAGTGACGGATCAACCGGAGGGGCTGGGGACAACATTAGCGACTTTCTAGACCTTGGGCAGTATGCCGCAGGGACCTCTGAGTCATGGTTCGTATTGCGCCAGCCGGACGGGGCTAGAGAGCTGCTATTCAACCGGACCAATACCTTTGACCAGCAATGGCAGCTCTGGGTATCCGAGACGGCAGCCTTTACCGGAGGAGATGCGGGTAACCCTCCAACGGCTGTGGACCAAAAGGAGATCCATACCACAATCAACATTGTTCAGTCTGGGGCTAATGTCCTTCATATGGGGGCAGATGATGCGGCCCCTTATGGCTGGTGGACTTGGATTCACCTATCCGGGAACTTCTCCAATCACCAGGGTGGAATGGGTATGATTCCCATTACGGATGCAGTGCAGCCTAACGATACCCTGCCAGTAGTCTACTATCATACAGCCGTAGGAGAGGGCTGGGTACAGGCAGAGCTTACCTTTGGGGACGGTGTTACGTCTAACTCACAATGCCAAGCATGGCAGCCCAATACGAGCAACTTTGAAACGTGCGCCGCATTGCTCTACCAGAATTCGTCCGGGCAGATCTTCCCTAACAACTGCTCTGCGGATGACAACGGAGAGGACCTAGCGATCCCTGTTGTCTTTGCGCGCCGTTCCTCATTGGCTAACTCATTCCTTAAGGGAGTCTCAGACTTCATTATGTGGAATGGGATCACCAGAGCCCCGGGGGAAACCTTTGACTCATTGGCTAGGGTTTCTATTGGGGACGTTAACGTAGAATGGGACGGAGTTACCGTCCCCCTCGTTTCGTAAGGCCATGGCAGACCACGCACAGCAACAGATCGATCCGGCCGGTTTGCTAACCGTTGCCTTAGACGCGCATGGCCAGGCAGGAGGGGGAGTAGCGCCTACCGTTACTCTTATCTCCCCATCGCCAGGGAATCAGCTAGCACCTAACCAACCGGTCATTGTGGATGTGACCGATCCGGACAGCCCGTTTAGACGGATCTTTATCGTGGCTGTGCTGGGAGGAGTTGCCTACTTGGCCTATGATGGGACTTGGCGGTCCGGTTTCGCAGCCCACTCCTCTAGGTCTACCATTACCGATGGCTACCGTTTCTCTATTCGTAGGGACTCAGGCTGGACCTCTGCGGTAGATATCGAAGTCTATCCCATTGATGATACCGGTAACGAGGGCTCCTAATGGCTGCCGTATTCTCATTCCCCTTAGCGCCTACGATTGATCCGGTAACCACTGCCGATCTAACGGAGGAAGATCCGGACTCCTTGCCCTTTACCACGTTGGGCCTGGACCCAGCTACCGGGGACTTGGCCATTCCGATTACTCTGCTTAGGGGAGCGGACGCGCTAGCCCAACGGCTGACTACTCGCTATAAGTTTTTCCTTGGGGAGTGGTTCCTAGACACTCGCCAGGGTATCCCATACTACCGGGATATCCTGGTCAAGAACCCAGACCCCAGCTTGATACAGTCAATCTTCCGTAAGGCCACCCTTACAACTCCTGGGGTCTTGGCTATTCGCAGATTCGGAACGCAGCTAGAACAACAGGAACGGGTTAGGCAGCTCACCATTGACCCGCTAGAGATCGTGGTAACGGGTAACAAGATCTTCCGTGCACAGCCGGACGAATTCATCATTACTACCCCATAAGGACAGACCCATGGCAGGAGTAACGGCAGCCGGCCTAGAGATTAAGACGGTAGAAGAGATCCTCTCAGAGCTAGCGGCTCGTCAAAAGGCAGAGATCGATCCCAATCTTAACACTGCCGCAGATGAGCCTATGGGGCAGCTTAACGGTATCTTCGCGGCGCAGCTTCGGGAAGGCTGGGAGGTTATGCAAGTGGCCTACCACGGCTACGATCCGGATGCTGCGGAGGGCTTCCTATTGGAGGCTCTGTCTGCATTGACCGGGACGGTCCGGAGGCTGGCAACCAAGAGCACGGTAACCCTTACTTGTGATCTAGACCTAGCAACCACCTTAGTGGCTGGGACGAATTACGCCAATGTGTTGGGCGATCCGGATAATCGCTGGACTCCTGTAGTGGATTATACCTCTGGAGTAGCCGGACCTCAGGCCGTGCTATTCGAGGCAGAGACGGCAGGGGCCGTAGCAGCTAACGCAGGAACGATCACTGTGATCTCTACCCCGGTTACGGGTTGGAATAGCGTAATCAATCCCTTAGACGCTACCGTAGGCCG